TGGGCGCTGCGAGCCTGGGCGGCTTCGGTGTGGGGCAGCTGGCCACTGCGCTGAACGTCGCGGTCAACACGGGCAGCACCGTCCAGGCCGGGATCGCGGCCAACATCATGACCACCCGCATGGTGTCGTTCGGGGCGCTGGCCCAGGCAGGCGTGCAGGGCATCGGGCGGTATCAGTGGAACGCTGTCCTGGACAGCAACACCTGCCCGTTCTGCCGGGGTATGAACGGCAAGACGTTCCAGGTGGGGCCGGCGCTGAGCCAGATCCGGGCCATCATCCTGGCCGGAGATCCGGAGACAGCGAAGGCCCTGAGCCCATGGCCCTCGCAGACGGCTGCGAACATCGGGCGCCTGGCCAAGCTGTCCAACTCCAAGCTCCAGGCCGGCGGTCTTGCCGTACCGCCCGCCCACCCCTCATGCCGGTGCGTGCTGTCCCGGGTCGGGACCGTGCCGCAGTCGCAGATCAAGGGCTTCATCGCGCAGGCCCTGCGGGCTCGTCAAGTCAGGAAGCCCATCGCGGACAAGCTGCTGCAAGGCGTGAAGGCTCCGAAGGTGGTCCGGCCAAGTGTGACCAGGCCACCCGCCAGGCCCATCCCGCCCCCACCGGAAGCGCCTTTGGTGTCATTCGAGGCGGCCGAGTCAACCCAGCAGATGTGGGCAACCGGTCCCAAGGGCTCGCCCACATACACACCGGCGCGTGTCCGGACCATTCACAATCCTGTGCGGCAGACGCACTTCAAGGGCAAGAGGACCTTCGCTCAGACTGGGGAAGAGAAGACCACCCACATCCTGGGCGGAGGCTCTGGTTCAGGGAAGGGCACGGTCCAAAAGGCCGGTCTGATTGAGGGGATCACCAAGGACACCATCGCGGTGGACTCGGACGCGATCAAGAAAGCGTTCCCTGAATACAGGCGCATGGTGAAGGTTAGAGATCCAGAGGCCGCGGTCTTTTCGCACAATGAGTCCAGCTTCCTGGCCAGGCAGATTGGGTCCGAGGGCATGGACGGCAACTTCCACATGCTTCTGGATGGCACCGGAGATGGTCCAATTTCAAAGCTGACCGACACGATCAAGTTGGCAAGGAAAGCGGGCAACAGGGTGGTGGGCGACTTCGTCAACATCCCCACCGACGAGGCAGTCCTGCGGGCGCTCGTACGCGCGAGTGGTCCAGAAGGCAGGATGGTCCCGGAGGCCATGATCCGCAGCATCCACCGGAATGTGTCGATCAACCTGGACCACGTCGTGAACCGCAGGCTATTCAACAGGGTGAAGCTCTGGGACAACACGGGGCCCAAGCCCATCCTGGTCATGGAGCAGAGGGGCCGCAAGCTCATCATCCGGAACAAGAAGCTGTGGAAGGAGTTCCTGGAGAAGTCCAAGGAGAACTCGACCCGGCGGATCCTGACCAAGGCTCAGATCAAGCAGGCGGTGGACGGCGGCCCGGAGGTGGCCAAGCGCATCGTGGCTGAGGTCCGCCTCAAGTTCAACATCCCGGAACCAAGCACGATCGTGCCGAAGCCCAAGCTCCCGCGCAGGCGTAAGCCGGTGCCGAAGCAGAAGCCGTTCCCGAAGATCAACCCGGCCGATGAGTTCGACGCGGGTATTGAGGAGCTGATCGAGGGCTCCCTGCGCAGGAACGCCGCAGGGGAAGTGATTGGATCGACTCCGCCGAAGCTCAGGGGTGTGAGGGGGCGGACTGATCTGACTGTGGAAGAGCGGGGAGCGGCCGGCAGATACGGCGGGCAGACTGGACCGGATCTGAATGAGAAGCTGCGAAAGGGTAAGAGACTGAACGACGTGGAGCAGAACATGGTTGACCAACTTGACTCCGCCATCGAGAAGTCCGCGCTGCCTGAGGACGTTGTGCTGTACCGGGGCGTCAAGGACATGGTCTCAGAGGGCGGGCTCAACTTCCGGCCGGGCCTGGTGTTCAGGGATGACGGGTTCAACTCCTGGTCCTTCAGCCGGGACACCGTCACCACCTTCTCGTTCGATGGGAAGCTGGTGGGCCAGGCCCTAGACAGGGGCGGCGGGACCGGCAAGTTGGGGGTGATCGCGGATCGGGCCGTTTACCGGATCCGGCTCAAGAAGGGGCAGAAGGGCCTGTTCATGGATCCCGATTACGAGAAGGAGGTGCTCCTGAAGCGGGGGCTCAAGTATCGGGTCGTAAAGGTCGAAGAAGAGGTATTACTGTCCGGCAACGCCGGGAGGATCAAGGAGCTGGCAACTCTCAACGCGAGGCTGGAAGCGGCGGAGGGTAAGTCCCTAACTGGTATCGACCAGGTTCGGGTTACATTCGACCAGGCCAGGAAGAGGGAGATCACTCGCGTGCTGATTGATTTGGAGGTTGTGCTATGACCGAGCCGGTATCTCTGGAGAAGGCGCCCAAGAAGCGCAGCAAGAAGAGGCGGAGACGGCCTCGGGAAGGCACACGCGCAACTGTGGGTCATGATGGAACCAAGGGGCCGCAGGTGGTGGTGATCACGCTGCCGTCCACAGAGGAGGAGTAGATGGCTGTCAGACCAGGCCGAGAAGAAGAGATCCTCCTGGAGGAGACCAATAAGAAGGCCCCCAGGACTCGGGACAAGACTGATGAAGAGAAGAACTTCCGGAAGGTCTTGCGCGAGCAAATCGAGGACCTGAAGGCCGCCGGGATCGAGATCGTGGTCCCTGCGGAGATCGAGCTGTCCTAGGCGCAAGCGCTTGCACGAGCTATCCTCCTCGTCTGAGGAGGGAGCCATGTCCTATTTCGATCGTTTCCCCAACCAGGCGGCTGTTGAGCGGGCCAAGGCGGGACACACACCCAACACCGGCCACGATGACGAGGAAGACAAGGAAGGCGAGAAGGGCAAGAAGAAGCCCTTCGGCGGCAACAAGGCCAAGCCTTTCAAGCGGGTCAAGACCAGGCTGAAGTTCGTCTCGTAGGGCCATGAACTTCGGGCTCGCCACGCTGGTGCGGAAGCGGCACCTGGACCTGTACGTCCACCTCTTCAAGCAGACCAAGCGCGAGAACGGCAAGGACTTCCCTGCCGGCGACTTCGCGTACGTGCCGGACCGATCCACGCCCAGCACCTGGAAGCTGCGCCTGGCTGAATCGCCCGGTGCTGCCCCGACTGCTGCCCAGGTGGGCCGGGCGGTCGCGGCCCTGGGCAAGGGCTTCCGAGGCCAGAGAGTCCAGATCCCTGCGAAGGACCTGCCTGGCGTGAAGCGCAAAGTGGCGGCAGCCTTTCGGAAAGCCAACCCGGGGCGCGAGCTGCCCCCAGTGCTGAGGACATAGCTATGCCGGACCCACGGCCTGGAGAGAGCAAGAAGGAGTTCGTGAGCCGCTGCATGGGGGACTCGGAAGCCCGCAAGGACTTCCCGGACCAGGGCCAGCGCTTCGCCTTCTGCAACTCCAAGTCCACCCAGAAGCGGGTCGGCAGGCGGCGGCGCAAGACCAGCTCCATGTTCAAGGTGGATCACGAGGGCCCGCAGTGCCCCCCGGGGATGCGGTTCTCCCGTGAGAAGAACAGGTGCGTCACGACAGCCTCCAAGGGCGGTCCTGGCGGGATCTCTGGACTCCTGGGCCTGGGCGTGGGCTCGAACGGGCTGTTCGCTATGCCGGAGAGGCGGCGCCAGCGGAAGCTAGGCCGGCGGCGCGAGGCCCTGGGTATGATGCCGTCAGTGGATCAGCCCCCGGATCTGAGCTTCGCCCGAGCTGACTTGACCGTCGCCGATCTGGAGACCAGCGGCGGCCTCCTGGTGGCAGAGCAGGGCAAGCCCAAGAAGCCGAAGCGCAGCGCCCTGGCGTTCCTCCTGGGCCTGACCAAGACCATCGTGCCTGAGTTCCCACACGACACCGGGCCAGTGCCGGCGAGGGGCACGGGCGGGCCTGAGAGCCTGATCATCCCGGCCGACCTGCGGGCGCCCAACAACCCCCTGGCTGAGAAGCCCAGGGATGCGCTGAAGACCCTGTTCAGTGTGGACCTGGCCCAGATCCCGCCCCAGGTGCAGGCCATCGCCATGCAGGAGCTGGAGAAGGCACAGGTGGGGGACGTCCTCAGCTGGCAGGCCCTCTCCGAGCTGGTGCGGGTGGCCTCGGCCATCAAGGCGTGCCACATCCTGATCGACACCCCCGACCTAAAGAAGGAGGACGGCTCCAGGCGGGAGGACCTGCTCCAGATCAAGAAGCGGGACGATGAGAAGCAGATCGTCTGGGGTGAGGTCTACATCCCGGGCCTGCCGGATTCCCAGGGCGACTTCATGACGATCGAGGAGGTCGAAAAGGCCGCCTACCTCTTCATGGCCAACCAGCGCCTGGATCAGATCGACCGTATGCACGATGGGGACTGTGTCCTACCGGAGGCCCTGGTGGTGGAGAGCTTCATCGCCCGGAAGGGCGACCCCACCTTCATCGAGAGCGCCTGGGTGATCGGGGTCCACGTCCGGAATCCGGAGGTCTGGGATGCGATCAAGCGGGGCGAGTTGAACGGATTTAGCCTGGAGGGCAAGGCCCAGCGGACGGAGAAGAGCTTCGAGCTGAATCTCCCGGAGGAGATCACAGGCCGCACGGCTCCGCCCACCAATGACCACACGCATGACTTCTCGGTGCGGTTCGGGGAGCAGGGGCAGTTCCTTGGGGGCGAGACCTCCACGGAGTCGGATCCCACCGCCCAGCCTGGCGAACTTCACTCCCACGGGATCCAAAAGGGGACCGTGACGGAGTCCAGCGGTGCAAATCCCCACGTTCACCGCTACTCTATCAGCGAAGCCATTCTGGCTGTTTCGATCGGTAGGACGGCTCCTCCGGACGATCTGGTCAGTGACCAGGGCTTCGATTAGATGCTGAGGAGGGAGATAGATGCCGGGTGTGCGGCGGATCAAGATGCCGGTCGGCGAATTGATCAATGTGGACGTGCTCCGCATCTCCCTTGTGGACCGAGGTGCAAATAGGGCACCCTTTCGCATCACGAAGCGTGAAGGGCCGTCTGAGGAGGGACAAGGCGTGCTGGATTTTTACAAGCATTTCCGCAAGGAGGCCAACTCGGCCATCGTTGCCCAAGCTGAGGTCGCGGCCATCGTGGTCTCAAGTGGGGCAGATGCCGACAAGGCGAGCGAGCTGATCAAGGCCGCGGGCTTCTCGATCGAGAAGACCGTCAAGTCCGAGGAAGGCCATACGGCCTACGTCCAGGGCGAGACGGATCTGGATCCGGAGAAGTGCACGTACCTCAAGTTCGACGACAACCGCGGGGTCTACCTGCGCGGCGTGCCGGGCGAAGAGGTCCAGAAGCGGGCCAGCACCGACTTCGGTGAGAATCTGGGCGCCCAGCAGTTCATCCCCGGGATGTTCCTGGCCCATGACGCGCTCGCCAGCACGATCACAAACATCCTGGAAGAGGAAGACACCTCCCAGGAGAAGGTGGTGACCTCCATCAAGGCCGCCGCCACCAAGTTCAGCACTTTCGTCGGCGACTTGGCGGAGAAGATCCCCGCCGACGTGTTCAAGCTGGAGCAAGCGTTCGACGCGGAGGCCATCGAGCCCGAGGCGAAGCCCGAAGACGACAAGACCGCGGATCCTGAGAAGGACCCGAAGGTCGAGAAGTCCGAGGACGAGAAGCCCAAGGACGAGAAGGCGGACGCGAAGAAGGGCGAGGCAGAAGACAAGGCAGGCACCCCGGACTCCGGAGCCAAAGCCAATGTCGAGAAGTCTGAGCCCGATGAGGACGGGAAGGACCCGATCCTCAAGGCCATCGAGGGCATCGGCGCACAGCTGAAGGACCTCAAGGGCCAGGTGGACGAGGCGAAGGACACCGCTGACGAGGCCAAGGCTCTCGCACAGAAGGCAGACTCCGCATCGGCCGCCGTGGGTGGTGCTTCCACCGGAGATCCGGAGCCCAAGCTCCGGTTCAACCAGGGCGCGAAGGTCAAGAAGGGCGAGATCATCCCCCTGATGGACACCGCGCGAAGTGGGAGCCGAGACTAGAACGACAACCCAGCCACTGGGAGGAGGGAATTTCCAATGGCATCGAATGAGCTTCTACTCAAAGCCGACCTGACGGTTGCAGACCTTCAGGCGAATGGCGGCGAGCTTGTAGACGAGCAGGCCAATCGGTTCGTCCGCAAGCTGATCAAGGAGCCGACCATCCTGAGGGACGTCCGCACCATCGAGATGCGGGCGCCGCAGCGCCAGATCAACAAGATTCAGTTCGGATCGCGCATCATGCGCGCGGCCCCCGCGGTAGGCTCCGGCCTGTCCTCGGGTGACCGTGCGGCTCCCGTGACGGAGCAGGTGCTCCTGACCACGTTCGAGGTGATGGCCGAGGTGCGGCTGACCTACGACGTGCTGGAGGACAACATCGAGCGCATCGGAACTCTCGGTCAGCACGCCGACGTGGGCATCACGGCCCTCAGCGGCGGGCTCCGCGACACGGTCGTGGATCTCATGGCCGAGCGGGCTGCCCTCGATCTGGAGGAGCTGGCGCTCAACGGGGACACCGCCTCGGCGGACACGTACCTCGCACTGAACGACGGCTACCTGGTCGAGGTGGAGACCAACGGAAACATCGCCGACATCGGCGGGGCGAAGATCGCCAAGGAGACGTTCAAGGTCGGGATGCAGGTCCTGCCGGACCAGTATCACCGGAACGTCGCTCAGATGCGCCACTACGTGAGCGTGGATCAGGACGTCGAGTACCGCGACTCCCTGGCCTCGCGCGCCACGGGCGTAGGCGACTCCTTCGTCCAGGGCCAGCAGAACCCCACGCCCTTTGGCGTGCCGGTTTCGCGGGTCCAGACCATGCCGGAGGACAAGGGGCTCTTCACGAATCCCCTCAACCTCCTCATGGGCGTGCAGCGCCAGGTCCTCATGGAGTTCGACAAGGACATCCGCACCAGGGAGTACATCATCGTGCTCACGGCGCGGCTGGACTTCCAGGTCGAAGAGGCAGAGGCGGCTGTGGTCTACAACGACATCGGATTGGCACTCTAAGCCATAGGGCTGAGCCAGGGGAGAGCGCCTCAGGAACTTCGGTTCCTGGGGCGTTTCCTTTATGGGGCTGCTAGACTTCTCCTGAACGGCAACCACGGAAGCCAGAGGAGGGAACCTAATGCCGGCCAAGAAGAAAGTGCAGGAGAGGATAATTATTCGACTCGCGCGACTCGGGGCGCGGGGAGAGGGTGGCCTGGCGCGCTACTACTACCAGCCCACGGGCAAGATGTACCGGCGCGAGCAGCTTTACGCGCTGGACAAGAACCTCGCAGACGAGCTGCTGGCCACTGGCAAGTTCGAGCGCATCCATCAAGACGACCTGACACGGGCCAAGAAGGAAGCCAAGGCTGGCCGGGGCATGACTCTCGCGGACAGGCAGAAGATCAAGCGGCGAGAGGCTATGCTCAGGAAGCGGCGCCGGCCTGTGCTGGCGGACGACGCGGGTGCGATCGAGACCGACGACGGCCTGCTGGACACCGGTGCTGAAGGGGCTGAGGAGACCGAGGGCGACGACGAAGAGGCGCTCTCGGTATAGTCTTGGCCAGGAGGTAACTCGATGGCCAAGCTGCTGGTCCAGATTGACGATGTCCGGCGGCGGATGTTCCTGCCGGACATAGACGGCGTCCGCACAGCAATCAGGCGCACCCTGGAGGGCACGACCGAACAGCTCCAGTCGGAGTTGCGCACAGTGTTCGATGAGCAGGACCAGCGCGTGGACCGGTTCTACATCCCGGACTCCGACCTGACCGGGGGCCGGTTCGCTGAGCGGTTCCTGCTGACCCAGGGTCTGGTGGATCAGACTGTAGAGGTCAAGGTGGAGGTGGCGCCCAGGGTGCTGTTGTTTCTGCCGGGCAACACCGGGACGGACCCCACGGATCTGCGAGACACCACCGAGACGGCCGTGACCGATCCGGACCAGTTCGTGCAGGTGCAGGCTGAGCGGGGCGTGGTGATCATCCAGGACTTCCGGCTGATCAGGCTGTACGTGCAGATCACGTATGACGCCGGCATCGCTCCGGACCCCAACAAGGACACCCTGTTCCTCCAGAGCGGCACCCGGTCTGTGCCGGACTTCCTGAAGGAGCTGGCCATCTCCTGGGCGATGCTGGAGCTGGTGAGCACCCCTCAGATCGGGATCGAGGAGACCTCCACGGTGGGCAAGACCGTGCGGCCCAAGGTCTTGGAGCGCAAGATCCAGGGCCTGCTGGATGACCACGTGAGATTCGAGCCCGGCGCCAACAAGCCGATCGAGTAGACGCGCAAGCGATTGCACCTATGGCTGAGCAGATCAGCATCGAGTTCCAGTTCCGCAACAAGCGCTTCAGGGATGCGCAGAAGGGCCTGGAGGCGTTCGCGTCTGAGCTGGGGAAGGACGTCCAGAAGCTGGGGCCGATCCTGACCAGGGGCCTCCAGCGCTACCTGGACGAGGTCCGGCGGGCACTGATCCGGCGCCACGGCAAGCCCTTCAGCAACCCCACCAACGTGCCGGCCACGGGCTCGTCTGACCTGCTCAGTCGCAGCGGCGGGATCAAGCGCATCACCACCCTCGTGAAGTCGTCCAAGGATCTGAACCTGATCAGCGGCACCATGATCGTGCCGTTCCCGATCAGCGTCCATGAGCGGGGGACCACGATCACGGCCAGGAGCGCCAAGTTCCTGACCATCCCGCTGTCGGCCGCCCTAAGCGCCCGAGGCATCCCGTTGAGGCCCAAGGCCCGGGACTGGAACAACACCTTCGTGCAGCGTTCCAAGCGGGGGAACCTGCTCATATTTCAACGCAGGGGGGCCCAGATCGTCCCCCTGTACCTCTTGAAGCGGTCCGTGACCCTTCCCCCCAGATTGAAGGCCGAAGAGACTCTCATGGCCGGTGAGGACTTCTTCGTGGAGTCGCTGATCACCGAGATGTCCAAGGCGATCCTGGGATGAGCCGGCGCCGCCCTCTCCAGGAGATGATTGACGCCCGCCACCCGGGCGCTCCCTGGGGGACTTGCCGGTGGTGCGGGGAGCCGATCCTGAAGCCAGACGGCAACCAGAACTGCCGGCGCCGGTGGCACCCGGACTGCCACAAGGAGATGATGTCCAACGACCACCAGGTCCTGCGCTCCCGGGTGCGTGTCCGTGATATGGGCATCTGCGCGGTCTGTGGGTTCGACTGTGGCCTGGCCCAGCGGCAGCTCAACCGAGAGGGCTGGGAGTACGGCTACAAGCCGCACACACCCTTCGGCCGTATGTTGCGCAAGATCGGGTTCGATGTGGCCAAGTCGCTCTGGGAGATGGACCACATCGTGCCCCTGACTGACGGGGGCAAGCACACCCTGGAGTGGGTCTGGACCCTCTGCCAGCTGTGCCACAGGAAGAAGACCGGCATGGAGGCTACTCTGCGGGCTCAGGATTACGAGCCGCACCTGGATCATCTTGAAGGCGCGAAGAACTACTGGAGGCTGATGTGCCGGAGCTGAATGAGCTGAGCAGGCGAGAGCGGATCATGCGCGAGGTCCGGCGGCGCATGGACGAGATTGAACAGGGGCAGCCGACGTCCGATCCGTTCCAGGTGACCTTCGGGGTGGTGACCAGGGGCAGCTCTCTGGAGGGCATCCACGAGACCGAGGGCAAGTACAGCCTGGCGATCCTGGACACGGATGAGCAGAAGAACCCCAAGATCCAGCAGATCGTGGCCATTCTGACCGTGGTCCTGGAGTTCTTCGCCTGGGTGGACGATGGCGAGGAGCCCAGCTCGGTCGGCAACAAGGTCATGACCGACATCCAGCGCAAGATGCGGGAGGACCTGAACCTCACGGAGCCAGACGATGGCAAGAGGTCCCTCCAGGACCGGCAGCTCTCTGAGAACGTGGAGGAGATCCGGAACCAGATGTTCATTGATGGCTACGCCGACCGGAAGATCAACGGCGCGGTCTTCTACAACATCCTCTACAAGCACGGGGTCAATGATCCGCGGCTGCTGGTGTCCCCGCGGGTCTGAGGCTACCCTTTCGGACGCTAGAGGAGGGATCTGGTGGCTGGTGGACGCTGGGACAGCGATGGCTGGGTCGAAGACGACAAGCTGGAGGTTGAGCCCGAGGCTGAGGTAGAGGAGGCCGAGAAGGCCCCCGAGCCGGAGCCCGAGCCTGCTCCTAGTCGTCATGTGGCGATTCCACAGGACAGGCCGGAGCCGAAGGCGCCGACCGCTGGAGCCCGCCCCAAGAGTGGTGGCCGGTACATCCTGGACGACCAGGGCAACCGGGTAAGAGTCGAAGAGCCCACGCGAGGCGGCGTTGAGGCTTAGGAGGGACTGAGACATGGCCGAGATTCTGACTCAACGCGCGCTGGTCCTCGCAGAGATCGAGGTGACCTTTGGTGTGGATCCGATTCCGGATCCCGCCACCGACGCCTTCTTGGTCGCTGACCCGGACTTCAGCGTGGACATCACGGAGATCATCCGGAACTTCGCACGTAACTCGCTCTCTCCGCTCCCGGTCGCGGCCGGCCGGAAGATTGCCTCTATGACGTTCGTGCACGAGGTCCGGTCCAATGGCAGCTTCGACGGCTCGACCCCGCCCCGCCTGGGCGTGTTGCTCCGGGCCTGCGGCTTCGCCGAGACTGCGATCACGACCAACGGCACGACCAACGGGCGCACGGACGTCACGGCGGACAGCGGAAATACGGGCGCAGTCGTCACCTTTGCGGCTGGCGGCAACAACGCGATCATCCGGGAGGGCGATTACCGGCTGCGCACCACGCTGGCGGGCGCCTCGGCCACGGCAGAGATCCGGGTCACGGGAGGCTACTTCCCGGAGGACCAGCTCGTGGATGCGGCCCAGGACGAGGATCGGATCACCACGGAGACCTTCTGCGTGGAGCTGATCAGCTCGGTCGGCACCATCTCGGGTGCGGCCACGGTGGACGACGCCACGGACCCGCAGTCTGTGGTCTACGACTTCACGGGCCTGTCGGGCTTCTCGGTTGGCGCCGTCTGGCGGGTCACGGTCATGGGGCTGCGGTTCACCGTGACGGCGACCGGCACCTCAGCCACCACGCTCGGGGACGATGTCGTGGCGGCAGTGGACGCCCACTCCGACATGGACGCGGTCAATGCGGCCGGGGTTGTGACAGTGGATGCCTTCATCAATACGCTGGCCAGCACGGTCGTGACCACGGCGGTCACGTCCCTGACGCTCGGCGCCAGCGGGCACAGCGTGATCCCGACCTTCGCCACCGACCTCGACCTGAACGACGCCCACACGGCAGTCACCAAGCCCACCGGAACGGAGTACGATCCGATCAGCACGGGCTTCGAGTCTGTCACGATCCACATGTTCTTCGACGGGATCCTGCATCGCATGACGGCCTCGCGGGGCACGTTCAACGTCGAGGGCACGGGTGGAGAGCTGGCCAACTTCAACTTCGAGTTCACCGGGAACTTCGAGGTGGTCACGGATGCCGCCATCCCGTCGGCCATCTTCGAGACCCAGATCCCGGTGCAGGTCGAGCTGGCTGAGCTGGTGGTCAACCAGGACGTGGATGCCACGGCGCCCGCAGCTCAGGTGCCGGCGGCCGACGTCTTCCCGGTCTGCGACACCTACGAGGACCAGATCAACGGATCCATCAACAGCCTCTGCGCGGCCAGCTTCAACTTCGACCTGGCCAATGACGTCGTGATCCGTGAGTGCATCAACGAGGCGGACGCCTTCAAGGGCGTGATCATCACCGGCCGGGAGCCCGTGGGCAGCATTGACCCCGAGCTGGAGCTGGTGGCCACCCATGACTTCTGGGGCATCCTGAGCACCGCGGACGTCCTGGGCTGGCACGTGAAGGTCGGGACCCTGCGCGGGAACATCGTCCGCTTCGACTCGGACAGCGTGCAGTACAACGGGCTGAGCTACGCCGACCGGGACGGCCTCCGGGTCCTGGAGGTTGACCTCCGGTTCAGCGGCAGCGCGCCTGCCTTCGAGGACGACGAGATCCGGATCTCCTTCTACTAAGTCGTCACCTCCACTTGACAGGACACGCCCGGGGCAGCAACGTCCCGGGCGTCGTCTTATTCATGGAGGAGGAAACCCATGGCGATTCGCGCACTGACAATGGACCAGGTCCAGGACTACGTGTCCGATCTGGATCCGTCCAAGGGCACCGACAAGGAGGCCGATGAGGCCACGGTGTTCAAGTTGGGGACTCTGTCGGCCAGGCAGATGACCCAGATCAAGGATGCGTCCACCTCGTTCAAGCCCGACAGGGAGAACAGCGAGGACCCGAAGAACCCCGACATGGTCGCGGAGTTCCGGCCCAACCAGTCCGTGTACCTCACGGTGCAGTTCGCCCTTCGCGGGTGGGACCGGTTCGTGGACTTCGAGGGCAACGAGGTCGCGTTCAAGACCATCAAGAAGCAGCTCGGGGGCAAGGAGATCCTCTGCGCCCACGATGACGCCCTGGACCGCCTGGGTCAGGAGCTGATGCGGGAGCTGTCCGAGGCCATCGAGAAGTTCAACACCCCGACCGAGATCGTCCTAAAAACCTGAGGCAGGTGGTCCTGGCCCGGGAGCTTCTGCCCAACTACGTCTGCTCGAAGTGCAGCGAGTCGATGAAGAAGGTGCGGGGCTGCGATGCCCCGCCCCAGCAGCCGGTAGAGTTCGACGGGCAGATCATGAAACGCTGCCCGATGCGGCCGTATTTCGAGGATCCGCAGCAGTTCAGCCAGATTTTCCTGCTATATCGCTGGTATTCCAAGCAGTACCTGCCTGATGCCGGGACGGTCCTGGACCAGGCCAACCGCCTGGTGGGCTGCGCCCTGATCATCGACATCGCCCTGGACGACGCCGAGCGCAACAAGCAGAGGAAGCGGGAGCGGGAAGCCAGGGCCAACAAGACCAAGTCCGGCCAGAAGGCCAGCAAGACCAATCGGAAGCCCGCGGGCTACCGGGGGAAGCGAGGACGACGCCGCTAAGCTAGGCTGGCAACGAGGAGGGATGCGCCTGTGCAGCGAGAACTGCGCTTCCTGATCCGCTTCAAGTCCGACGCGGCCCGGGTTCTGAAGACCAGCGGCGCCCAGTTCAAGAAGCTGGGCGTGACGGTGAAGGCCGTCTCCTTGCGTCTCAAGGAGATGGGGGCCCAGCTGCTCAAGGCCGCGTTGGCTGGGAAGGTGGCTGGCTTCTCGATTGGCACGGCCATGAAGAAGATCGGCGCCGCCACCACGAGGGTGATTGCAACCATCCGGACGTTCGCCGCCACGCTGGCTGCCCTGGGATTGGGCATCGGGCTGATCGCGGCCATCAGTATCACGGCCCAGTTCGGCCAGGCCATGTCGAGGGTCCAGGCCATCACGGGCGAGCTGGCGCGGGACCTGATGGGGAACCTCAACCCCACCTTCGCGGCCATCAACGACACGGTGCGGAACCTGGGGGCCACCACGGTCTTCACAGCCAGCCAGGCGGCGGGCGCCTTTGGGCTCCTGTCCCAGGCGGGCTTCGACGCCGGTGAAGCCATCAACGCGGTCGCGGCCGTGTTGGACCTCGCGGTGGTCGGGGCGATTGACCTGGCGACCTCTGCCAATATCGTCTCCAATGCCATCCGGGGATTCGGACTGGATGCCAGCGATGCACAGCGCGTGGCCGACATCTTCGCCGGCACGATCACGAAGGCCAACACCAACGTGCAGGAGCTGGGTGAGGCCCTGAAGTTCGTGGCCCCGATCGCGGCCAGCTTGGGCGTCTCGATCGAGGAAGCCTCAGCGGCCATCGGGCTGCTGTCGGACGCTGGTCTCAAGGGCACCCTGGCCGGCACCGGCCTCCGGCGTGTCTTGATCGGTCTGGCCAGCACGACCCCCAAGGCGGGCGAGACTCTGAGGAAGGCAGGCATTGACGCCGAGGGCCTTGCTGATGCGATCGGAGAGCAGGGCCTGGTCGGCGCCTTGGAGAAGTTCGAGGGCAGGAGCCTGGACGCGGCCCAGGCCGTGGAGGTCTTCGGGCTTCGCGGCGGCCCCGCGTTCTTGGTCCTCCAGAGACTGTCCAAGGAGGCCGGGAGCTTCACTGAAGCCCTGGAGGACATGGAGGGCCGGGCCAAGGAGTTCGCAAAGGTCGCCAGAGATAACCTGGCCGGGGATCTGAAGCTCCTGCGGTCCGTGATCGAGGACGTGATCCTGGGGTCAGGGGAGCTGAACAAGACCTTCAGGGACATCGTCCAGACGATCACTGGAGTCATCCAGGCGTTCAATGGGACCCTCGACCCGCTCGATCAGAACGCGGCCAAGTTCCGCCAGATCGCGGAGAACGTAAAGACCGCCGGCAAGGCTCTGGTGATCTTCGTCAAGGCTCTGATCGCGCTCAAGATCCTGAGCATCCTGACTGCGCTCGGGTCCGCGTTCGCCGGAGCGATTCTTGGCGTTTCCGCTGCCACCGCTGTCGCCACAGGTGGCCTAATTGCCTTCAAGTTCGCCCTCCTCGCCACTGGGATCGGTGCCTTTATTGTTTTGCTGGGTGCGGCTGCCGTGTTCTTTGTCAAGTTCAGGAACGAGACGTCGGCGGTCACGAAGCAAGTCGGGGACATGAGCACGGCGATCGACAAGGGCAACGAGATCCTGGAGCGGCTCAAGGGCGCGACCGGTGACATCGCTCTCCAGCAACTACCAGGACTCCGGAAGGCGTTCGAGGACACCAACAAGCAGATCGAGGCGTCCCGCATCACGATCGGTCGGATCACGAATGAGATCGGCGTCCTGAGGAAGAGCACCTCCACGCTGGCCGATGTCTTTGGATCCAAGGCCCTGACCACCACCCAGAAGTTCCGGGCCGCACTCAAGGGTCTGTTGCCTGGGTTCACGGCGGCGAGTGTCGCGGCCGAGATACTGTCCGAAGAGCAACTGCCAGAGATCGTCGATGGCTTCGTGGAGGCCACCAAGGAAGCGAACAAATTCGGGGAGGCCCTCAAAAAACTGGAGGAGCTGGAAGCCGCTCAGAAGACCCTCCGGGATATAGCCCGCGCGAGCGCGACCCTTCAGACCGCTCTGGATGAAACCGCCAAGGGCACCACCGCCTTCAAGGACGTGGCCGAGGATGCGTTCGACAAGCTGAACATCAAGATCGGCGACCTGAGCCTTGGTGTAGGTGAGGCGGCCGACCTACAGCGCAAGATCAACGAGCAGCTGCGAGAGGCCAAGCTGGTGGTGACTCTGCCGAAGACCCTCGTGGACTTGGAGGTAAAGGCCCTTGCGGAGGTTACGAAGGCGCAGGTGCAATTCAAGGAGGCCCTGGCGGCTTCCAAGGTGGAGGGTGTAGAGAACGCTTCTGCGATCGTTGAGAACGCGAAGGGCATCGTGGCAGCCGCCGAAGCGAACTTGGTGTCGGTCAGGGACACCATCAAGGCCCGTGCAACCCAGCGGCAGGGGATCATCGACCTCGTGGGCGTCGAGCAGATGCTGATCCTCAGCAACAAAGAGGCGACCAAGGTGGCGATGGATGCGCTCAAGGAGGATGAACGACGAATCGCAGCACAGAAGAAGCTGAAGATCACCACCGAGGCATTGATCGCGGACGTGCAGCTGGAGATCATGCTGCTGGGCGCGAGTGCGCGCGAGCGCAAGGCCGCGGCCTTTGCCCAGGAGCTTCTCAACAAGGCCATCGAAGCCGGTCTCCCGGGTCTCACAGCACAGCAGCAGAAGCTGATCGAGGTGAACGCGGAGCTGGAGAAGCAGAGGCGCACCAACATCGGAGCAGCGCTGAGCAAGCAGCTCAAGGACTTCATCGACGAGGGCACCGATGCCGCCAAGCTGTTCGGCGATGCGTTCGGGAGCATCCTTGGGGACCTGGAGGACCAGATCGTCAGCTTCGTGAAGACTGGGAAGTTCGAGTTCCGAGAGTTCGCGGCCTCGATCCTGGACACGTTCATCCAGCTCGGTGTGAAGCTGGCCCTGTCTGGCGCGCTCGCAAACATCCAGAAGGCGCTGGCTGGGGGGCCGGTGCCCGGCGCTCCGGCAGGTGGCCCTGGTGCTCAGGCTCAGGCGGCAGCCGCACTGCCGGCCCAGATCAAGGACAGCGGCGTCCTGGACGCGGTCAAGGAGGGCAGCGTCGTGGCGAAGCAGTGCTGTGACGCGGGCCTGTCTGCCACCAAGGTCCTGGGCGAGGACATCACCGACATCGCAAAGGAGGAGGGGACTGCCGGCCGGTCGCAGGAGAAGGGGCTTTTCGATGGCCTGTTCATGCGGATCGACAACTTCGGGGCGGCCCTGGGCGACTTCTTCAGCAAGATCGGGGGCCAGCTCAAGACTCTCGCCACCAGCATCATCGACGGCCTCAAGAAGGCGTTCAAGGCTGTAGGTGACGCGATCGTGAATGGCCTCCAGAAGCTGGGGGACTTCATCACCGGCCTGGCTGAGGTGTTCGGAGACGTGGTGGGGGAGATCGGATCCGCGGTCGGCGGCGCGGTTGGGGACATCGGGGCTGGGCTCGGCCAGGCTCTTGAGAGCGTCCTGGGGCCGCTCACGTCCTCCATCACCAGCCTCCTCTCCACCGCTGCCACGGCCCTGACCGATGTGGCCGGGGCCATCATCGGGCCGATCACCACCGCCCTCACGGCGGTCGCCACCGAGGCGGTCAAGGCCCTGGCGCAGGTTGTCACCAGCCTCGTCACGGCGGCGGCAGACATCGCCACTGGAGCCATCCTGGCCACGGCGGCCGGGCTCATGCTCACAGCAGCCACTCTGCTGATCTCGGCGGCGTCCTTCATGCTGATCGCGGCGCCGCTCCTGATCTCGGCGGCCATCCTTCAGCTGACGGCAGGCGGGCTCCTGATTGCTGCCGCAGGTCTGCTCCTGGTGGCGGCCCTGCTCCAGACTGTGGCTGCGGTCCTTCAGCTTGCCGCCAGTGCCATCCTGTTCGTGGCAGGCTTCCTGCTGCTCGCGGGCTCGGGACTCCTGCTCGTGGCCAGCCTTCTGATGATCGTGGCCGCCCTCCTGCTGATCGTTTCGGCTGTGATCCCGTTCTTCGCCAAGGGCGGGATCTCGGACAAGCCCACGGCCTTCGGCCGGGCCGACAGCTTCACCAACCCCATGTTCTTCGCGGATGGCGGCACCACTACTGGCGGCGACCGATTCCCTGCTATGTTGGCTCCCAACGAAGGCATCGTTCCGCTGAACAACAACAAGGCGATCCCGGTCGAGATGAACGAAGACGTGGGCAGCAAGGTGTTCAACACCACCTTCAACATCACGACCCCGGACGTGGCGGGCTTCAACAAGTCGAGGGGCCAGATCGAGGCAGACATGGAGCGCATGCTTCAGCGCGCCTCAGAGCGCAACAACTAGGCGGAGGCAAGGATGGCCAGCAGCATCACGATCGTGGGATTCGACGAGGTCCCGTTCCCGCGCAAGATCGAGTTCGGCATGACCGGTGGTCCAGGATGGAACACCACCGTGATCATCACGGCGAGCGGCTTCGAGCAGCGCAACCAGAACTGGGAGAACGCCCGGCGCAAGTTCGACGCAATCTTCAAGCAGCTCCCCAGCGACCCGTTCAACGACTTCCCGGAGCTGCTGGCCTTCTTCAACGCCAGGCGGGGGCGGCTGCGGGGCTTCCGGTTCCGGGACCACACGGACTTCGAGGCGATTGCCCAGGTCTGTACCCAGTTCAACGACACCGCGATCCTGGTGGGCGATGGGGTCGAGACTGAGTTCCAGTGCGCGAAGCTCTACGACGACGCCAATCAGAGCTTCAACCCGTTCCGCCGGTTGATCAAGAAGCCGGTCCTGGAATCACCGGACCCAGACTTCGAGTCTGGTGACCCCACGGCTCAGGTGTTCCTGGACACGGGCGGCGGCCCTGTGCTCCAGGCCAGGCCAGGGGACTACTCCTTCGACACCTCCACCGGCAAGATCACCTTCACGGTGGCTCCAGTGACTGGCGACGTCGTGACCTGGACTGGAGAGTTCGACGTGCCGGTGCGCTTCGACACCGACGACCTCGACACGACTCTGACCGACTTCGACAACTTCGTGGTCCCGGTCGTCTTCATCGAGCTGCGGATCCCGCAGGGCTAGGCCATGCCGAAGACTCTGCCCGCAGCTCTCACGACCCACGTGGCCGGCGACGTCACGACGCTCGCAGTGTGCTGGCGCATCACGCGAGTGGACGGCACGGTCTTCCGTTTCACGGACCATGACGAGGACATCCTGTTCGTGGCCGGCTTCGGGCTGACGGTCGTGGTGGCGGCGGGTGAGAACTTCCGGGCCATCGGGGCCTTCTCGCGCACCGCCATCGCAGTGAAGACGGGGCTCAGGGTGGACAACCTCGACCTGTCGGGTCTGATCAACCCGGACGGCACTGAGGGCGGGATCTTCCTCCAGGATCTTCAGACCAGGAAGTTCACCAACGCCGAGGTGGAGATTTTCATGGTGAACTGGACCGCCCCAGACGACGGGGCCATCCCGGTCATGCGCGGCAACCTTGGCGAGATCAAGCTGAACGTGGACACCAAGACCTACGAGGCCGAGATGCGCGGCCTGTCCCAGAAGTATTTCCAGAAGATCGGAGAGCTTTACACCTTCAAGTGCCGGGCTGACCTGTTCGATGAGCGCTGCAACAACACGGCCGTGAACCCGGCCGGGGACTTGCCGGCGGCAAACTTTACACAACGCACGCTGGTGGAGTCCCAGTCTGGGGACAGGCGCACCTTCACGGTGCCGGCCAACCAGAACGTCACCGACGCAGCCCCCTCGCTCGACAGCGGGGTGAGGTTCGGGGCAGTGAGCGGATCCCCGCTGCGGCTGAAGCGGGGCCCTCGGGAGCTGGGGACCAGGGACGCGCCCTTCCGGATCAGCACCCCGGCCGAGCTGGACGACATCCGGACCAACCCCAGAGCGTTCTACGCCCTGGTGAACGACATCGACATGTCTGCCTTCGGCTTCTGGACCCCCATCCCCACCTTCATCGGGGGGCTGGACGGTCGCGGCTTCGCCATCATTGACCTGGACGTGGACCGGCCCGGCAACGCGGAGGCCGATGGGCCTGCGGCTTTCATCGACCGCCTGCTCCAGGGGGCGGTGATCCGGCGGCTCGTGATGCTGGGGGGCATATTCCAGAGCGGCCTCAGCAGCACCGCGGGGTTCTTCGCGGCGCCCCTGGCGGCCCGCACCACTCCCGACCCGCAGCACAGCGGCGCCTTCGGGGTGGTTGAGGACTGCGCCTTCATCGGGTGCGAGGTCCTGGACGACACCGTCGTGGCCACGAATCGAATGTCCGGCTGCATCGGGGAGATGGACGACTTCCTGTCTATCCGGCGCTGCTTTGCTGCCTGCCAGATCGCGGCTGTGGCTGGCACCAGGAACCATTCCAACCTCACGATCGGGAACATCCTGTCCGCGACCGCGCAGGGGATCAGTGAGAACGCCCAGACGATGGAGGACAACTACACCGACGAGGACCGCCAGATCATCGGCGAGAAGACAGCTTCCGACTTCGGGGACGACCGCTTCGGCAACAATGAGTCCACCACTGAGGTCACGAGGCTCACCACCGCACAGGCGAAGAACAGCTCCAACCTGGTCGGGTTCGACTTCGAGAAAATCTGGCTGAAGCCTGAGGACATCCCTGCGGCGGCCTACGTGGACACCGGCGCCGAGACCCTGACGTTCAACGAGAACGGCGCCAGCCAGGACACGCTCGTCCGCAGCGCTGGGAGTTGGCTCACGGACGGCTTCGAGATCGGAGACCGGATCGAGGTCATCGGCTCGGCCACATCCTTGACGCACCCAGCCGGGGACAACCAGGCGTTCATTGGGGGCGCGTCCGCGTTCCTGGATACCCTCAGTCGGCAGACAGGCACCTGGACCGGGGACGGCTGGGTGGTTGGTCTGCTCGCCACTATCTCGGGAGCGAAGATCGAGCGCAACAATGGCACGTTCTTGATCCATTCTCTGACGACCACCGTCCTGACGTTCAGCCCTGGGGTCGTGTTCACTAGCTCCACCGGCAACACCAACGTGACCACCACCACCCTGGGCAACGACGGACCCAAGGACATCGTCGCCGTCACGGCCACGACCCTGACGCTGGCCAGGCACAACGGCTTCAGGCAGACGGGCGCGCTCCTGGGATCTGGGATCACGGTCACGGCCAGCAAGTACCCCCGGCCCCTGATCGTGAGGGCACCCTAAATGGCGGCCGTAGGCTACGTCGCCAACGACACCGGCAGCGCGCCCAGCCTGAACATCAGGGACGTGCTCACGGACTTCGGCCACACGGTCACGCTTTCGACACAGGCCGCCTTCCTCAGTGGTACGTTCAGCGCTCAGGACGTGATCGTGGTGGGGCCACATGACCGGGACGACGCCACGTTCATCGCCAATCTCGACACCCACATGGACACCCACGGGGTGCCGATCGTGTGCCTGGCGGTGGATGTGGTGGCGGCTGACCCGACCGGCCTGGACACGGCGGGCGCCCAGGCGCGGGATGCAGGAGACGTGCCAGACTCCGCGGCTGCCGCGTTGGGCATCATCGCGGTGGAGCGCAGGAGCGCCACCGATCCGGACGCCTCCGACACCCTGAACCTGCGCGAGACCGACAGCCGGACCAACATGATCACCAACTCCCTGTTCGGCACGGACGACTTCGTGGATCAGCTGATGCTGGGGGAGGGTGACGTCGGCATGATCGTCACCGAGCAGCCTGAGGTGAGGAGCCCCATCACGGGCAACATCATCGAGCAGAGCCAGAACCTCGCCGGCACTCGGCTGATCACCAACGACCTGGGGTTCACGATGCTGAACGCGGCTGCCTCTGGGGCCAGCAAGGTGGGGCAGCGGACTGGTGAGACCTTCTCTGAGCGGGTGGTGTTCTTCGGGGTGACGGGCAGCCAGGCGTTCGGCCGGGAAGGGTCTGGGATCATCAACGCGGCCATCATCTGGGTGCAGGACAACGCGGCGGCCAACGACTTCGACGCAGGCGCCGGCAACGGGGCTGTGTTCGCCTACATCGACCTGAGCGACCTGGTCACCTACGACAGCGGCACGATCGCCTGGGACGAGACCACGCCGGGCGGCACCTCGGTCACGGTGGAGGTCAGCGATGACGATGGGGTGAGCTTCAGCGTCCAGAGCAACGGCGGGTCCATCCCGGTCCTATCGGCCTCTGAGGACGTCTCGAAGAAGCGCCTGCTGATCAAGGTGACGCTGGCCGGCACCACCTCGGCCACCCCTGACTTCGACAACCTGATCGTGACCCTGCGCGGCGAGCAGCCTGCCCTCCAGGATATGGACACAACAGGGGCCACGGCGGGCGTCCTGGCCCCTGACGAAGAGTTCCTGGGGGGGCAGGTGATATGGGTCTCGGGCAGCAATTCAGGCACCTCTATGGAGATCCGCAGCTGGGACAGCTCCACCAGGACCATCAAGCTCTGGAAGAAGATGGAGCTGGCCATCGCGCCTGGGGACATCTTCGACATCCGGCCGGGCTGCCAGAAGCGTCTCCTGCTGGACTGCCGGGACCGGTTCGACAACGTGGACAACTTCCGGGCGGAGCCACACATCCCGGGCACGGACCAGCTCACCAAGACCCCGGACAGGCAGTAGACATGCAAGCGCTTGCACCTTTCACCCGAGCTGACGTGGTGACGAAGGCCCGCGAGCTGGTAGGACGGACGCCCTCCGGCAGGCCCACGGTCAGGTTCCGGCACCAGGGCAGGAAGCCAGACGGAGGTGGGATCGACTGCGCGGGGGTGATCATCTGGGTGAGTCATGAGCTGGGCCACCAGCTGGACTTCGAGTTCGTGGCGTACGAGCGCTACCCGGCCCACCAGCAGGTCCAGAAGCTCTTCGACTCCCAGCTGGCCAGGAAGCCCATGGGGATGCGTGATGCGGAGCCTGGAGACATTCTGCTCATGCGGGACATCGGGATCCGGTGGCCGATGCACATGGGCATCCTGGTGGACGGCACCGGCATCTTCGGCCTGAACATCATCCACGCCTGGGTGGCGGTCCGGGGCGTGATCGAGACTCCGCTCCGGGATGAGTGGACCTTCAAGGGCTTGCGTGTGTACTGCTATCCACCGATCCTGGGGGAGCGATGGGCGACCCACTAACACTCGGACTGGTGATCGTCGCGGCGGCGTCCGTGGCGAGCGCCCTGCTGGCACCTAAGGCACAGCTACCGGACACGACAGGACCGCGTCTGGGGGACACGGGTGTCTCCAGCTCGGCCTATGGGGAGACCATCCCCATCAACTTCGGGACGGTCCGGACCGGCTGCAACGTGATCTGGGCCACGGACTTGGTCGAGGTCAAGACCGTCACCAAGTCCGAGCAGGGCAAGGGCGGCAGCCAGACCACGACCAGCACCAGCTTCGAGTATTTCCTGAACGCCCAGATGGCGATCGGGGAAGGGGTTGTTGCGCGGTTCCTGCGCATCTGGGCGGACAACAAGCTGATCTACGACGCCCGCGAGAGTTCTGAGGTCTTCTTCAAGTACCCAGGCAGCAAGCTCAGGTTCCAGGCCGGGACCGAAGACCAGCTGCCCGATCCATTCATCGAGGCGGACATTGGCACTGGCGACACCCCGGCCAATCGAGGCATCGCCAACTTCGTGGTGGAGAACATGCCGGTGGCCGACTTCGGCAACCGCGTGCCGCAATTCACGTGCGAGGCCACCTGGGTCACGGGCGACGCCTTTCCGAGCCGGGTGCTGTGGAACAACGCAGGCTCCTCCCCTGGGGATGGAGACGGGGACATCCAGGGCGTCAATCCAGGCTGGGGCACTAACGACGACATAGCGACTAAGCTCAACGAGGGCCTGTTCTGGGCAGCCAAGACGTCCCAGCTCGCCGCCGGCACCGTGACCTGGTCCGTGGTGGATCTGTTCAGGGGGCGGATCGTGTCCCAGCGCTTCTTCGATGGTGCGGACAATCCCACGGACGATCTGAGCGACAACGTCACCACAGGCATAGGGTCGCCGGGCGCTGTGGTATCGGAGGATCGCCTGGTGTGGACCGGCTTCCCTTCGCAGAGCAGCGACAACCGGTACTGGGCCGTGGACCGCCGCAGCCTCAGGGTGCTGAACAAGTCGGTGGACGTGGAGAACGGCCGCCAGTGGAATGACGCCATCGGATATGCCACCTCAGACGAGGAAGGCAGTGTCTCCGAGGCCGCCATCCTAGCCGTCACTGTTCTCCAGGTCACAGGATGTGAACTTGTAATCCTGAACAACCAGGTGAGCGGCACCGGTTTAGGGGGTGCCTTCATCTTCAGACCTTTCGGAGAGGCGTTTGACCCGATCAATCCGCCTTTCCCCGTCATCACGAACCTTGAAGGGCCGGACTTCTTTGGCAACGCCTGGGGCATTTACGCGCAGAACGCGGGCAACCCGGCGGGCACTGTCGGCATCCTCAAGATCAGCCTCTTCTATACGCGCGGAGATGTGAAGGGTGGATTCAACGGGAGAGGGATCGGCCTAGGTCTGAAGGAGCCCTTCTTCGGGGAAGTGCGGGACCTGACTGTGGAAGCCACCGGGGGCACCACAACAGGGGGCGGCCTGGCCTCTGCCGGTATTTGGCTCGACCTGCCAGCCAACCAGTTGATCCTGGTGTACGTCGGGTCGCAGGGCGTCGATAGCGTGATCATGCGCTACGACATCGTGACCGACACCATCGTGGACAAGGCCAAGTTCGTGGATCTGGGCCTGGATAACGGGGCCGCGGATACGGGCAGAAGCATGAGGGCAGCACGAGACCAGACTGCTGTGGATGCTGTCTGGCTCTCGGGAGTCGGCCTCAGCGGGGACGTCGCGGAGATCAAGATCGACGACCCCGTGAACGGCGTGACCTCGTTTGGAGTGAAGACCAACTTCTCCGTGGTAGTGCACGAGACCGGGGTGGGAGGCTTCAACCTCGCCTTCGGCGGCCTCGCCGGGGCCATCATCCCGAACTTCCTCGACAAGTCCGCCATCGTCAGGCTGGACAACTCCTCGCCCGAGCCTGTCCACCAGATTTTCTTTGACCGCGTTGGTCAGAACCTGGCTGACCTGGCGGACATCGTGACAGACCTCTCCGACCGGGTGAACCTGGACTCGGCTGATCTGGACGTCTCGGACCTGGTCGGCACCACTGTCCGGGGCTTCGAGATCGTCAAGCGCGGGACAGCGCGGAACGCAATCGACCGCCTGTCTGTCGCCTTCTTCTTCGATCCGGTCGAGTCCGACAACCTGCTGAAGTACCTGACCCGCGGGAAGGCCAGCTCTGAGACCATCGACTTCGATGATCTGGGGGCAGCCTTGGAGCGGCTGCCGGACGCGCCCAACCGGGTAGACGAGACCGACAAGCAGGAGGCTGAGATCCCCAAGCAGATCGACGTCCAGTACATCGACCAGGAGCGGGACTACCAGGCCGGGGACGTGTACGCCAAGCGGATCCGCGACCCGGACCCCACGGTCTTCGGGGAGGAGCTTCAGAAGATTGAGCTGCCGATCGTATTCAGCGCCGACGAGGCTGAGAAGATCGCAGACTCCGCGCTGGCGGTAGCCTGGACGGAGGCGGCCCGGCAGAAGTTCTTCCTGCCCTACCGCTTCATCGGGATCGACCCGGCAGACAACGTCACGATCGTGCGGCCTGACTGCTTGGACATCCTGTCCCGTGTGAACGAGATCGCCTTCGGGTCCGGGATGGTGTCGGAATATGATGGTGTCGAGGAGGACCTGGAAATCTACAGCTCCCTGCTGTCCCAGTCCGGCGGTGACAACTTCATCGACCAGACCATCCTCTTCGCTGGAGACGCTCGCCTGTTCCCGGTGGACAGCCCGCTCGTGAAGGACGGCCATTCGCGGAGTCAGACCGGCACCGGCCCGTACCTGGGCACCAGCAACGAGTCCGGCGACTTCCGTGGGACTGTGCTTCATCAGTCGATTGACCAGCTCAGCTGGCAGCAGATTGACGTCTTCGATGAGCAGGTCCTGGGCGGGCTGGTGATTGACAACGCTGTGGCGCTGTCCCCGGACGTGGTGTTTCAGACTGACACCACGACGGAGATCACGATCGTGCCCTTCGACGATGCCAGCGCAGCCGCCCTGGTCACGATCACGGACGTGCAACTGCTTGCGGAGAACAACGGAGCATGGTGGGGCAACCCGATCGACGGCTATGAGATCGTGAAGTTCCGGGACGTCACTGACAACGGTGACGGGACCTTCACCCTGGGC